TGACCGACACCAAGCTGGAAGAGCTGACCCGGGAGGTGCGGGAGCACAACAATTTTGCCCGCCGCGTCCCAATTTTGGAAGAGCAGATGAAGGTGGCCAACCACCGCATCGCTGATTTAGAAGCAGACGAACACGAAAGAGAAAGGACCTAACTATGAACGAACACACCTACAACGCACCCACCATCTCCGCCGGCACCATTGCCCGCACCGCCTGCCTGCTGCTGGCCCTGACCAATCAGGTGCTGTCTGCACTGGGCAAGCCCGTGCTGCCCATCGAGAGCCAGACCGTGGAGCAGCTGGTCACCGCTGGCATCACCACCGTGGCCGCGCTGGTCGCGTGGTGGAAGAACAACAGCTTCACCCCTGCAGCCCTTCAGGCAGACCAGACCTACGACAAGCTGAAGGCACAGGGGAAGTAAGCCGCCCTGCCCAAAATAGCCATACATAGCAACAGCCCCGGGGAGCCTGACGGTTCCTCGGGGCTGTTTTTGTTTGGCGTGTTTCGACGCATTACGACGTATATCGACGTAATTGGTAAATTTTAAGTATTTTTCGGTTAGAGTTGACGCATAGAAAGGATGTGTCAACT